AGGAACTAAACCAATGACAATCATTGCAAATACCTTCACAAGATACGCTTCAATAGGTATCAGAGAAGAACTATCTAATATTATTTATAATATTAGCCCAGAGGAAACACCATTTATGTCAAATGGTGGTAGAGAAACTGTAAGAAATACATTCTTTGAATGGCAAACAGATTCCCTAGCAAATGCAGCTCACAACTATCACATTGATGGTGATGATATTGCAACTTTCCCAGCAACAGAGCCAACAAGCAGAATCGGAAATTACACAAATATTTCCAGAAAGTTAATCATCCTAGCAGACAACTTGTCTGTTATTGACGCTGCTGGTCGTACTTCTGAGCTTGCTTACCAAATCACCAAAATGGGTCAAGAATTAAAAAGAGACCAAGAGCATACTTTACTTGCTAACCAAGTAGCAGTAGGCGGTGGAACTGGTACAGCTAGAAGAACTGCTGGTTTACCAGCATGGTTAAAAACAAACTCTAGCAGAGGTACTGGCGGTACAGACCCAACAGTAGCTGGTGGTGTTGTTAATAATGCAGCTGGTGATGCAACTAATGCTAATAAAAGAGCTTTTACAATAGATATGCTTAATGACGTAATTGAAAAAGTTTGGAATCAAGGCGGAACACCAAAAATGCTTATGGTTGGTGGTCATAACAAAACTGTTGTTTCTGGCTTTGCTGGAATTGCAGCTAATCGTTATGAAATATCAAAACCAGAAGCTGGAGTTATTATCGGTGCAGCTGACATTTATGTATCAGATTTCGGTACAGTAAATATCGTGCCTAATAGATTCCAAAGAGACAGAGACGCATTTGTGCTTGACCCTGAGTTTTATGCAACTTGCATACTTCGACCTATCGAAAGTATTGAACTTGCTAAAACAGGTGATGCAGAGAAAAGAATGTTACTTGTTGAGTATGGTCTAAAAGTTAAGAACGAAGCAGCTCTTGGAGTTATTGCGGACTTAACAAACGCTTAAATCAGAATAGGTATGGGGAGGGTGTAAAAACCTTCCCCATAGGAACTGAATATGACAAAAAAAAGACTTATAAGTTTTGACCACGAAACTAAAATTTCAAACAATTTTACTTTTGAAGAAGATGTAACTGGTAATAATGACCATCATTTCGTTTTATCAAGAGAACAAGACGTAACAGCAATCATAAATGATAATAAAGAACAACTTAAAGAAACAGATAAAAGAACTAAATGGAATGATTGGAACAAAGTCGCTTCTATCCCTATGGTGGTTTATTATGATTTAAAAGCGAAGGGTATACTAGATGACCCAGTAGCTATTAAGAAATGGTTAAATGACCCAGAAAATAAATATTTTAGAACTAGAGAGGGGAATGTTTAATGGCTATTACAAATTATACACAACTTCAATCTTCTATAGCAAGCTGGCTTTTAAGGGATGACCTAACAGCCGTTATTCCTGATTTTATAACATTAGCAGAAGCCCAGTTTAATAGAGAGATACGCAACAGAAAAATGATTAAAAGAGCAACAGCTACTATTGATTCTCAATATAGTGCTGTACCCTCTGATTGGTTACAGAATGTAGACCTTGTTATGGAAACAAATCCTGTAACAACTTTACAGTTTGTTACTAGCGAACAACTTGATAGACTAAGGGGTTCAAATTCTACAACTGGTAATCCAGCTGTTTATACAGTTGTTGGACAAGAACTAGAGGTTCTTCCTGTACCAGCATCAAACTCTACACTTACAGGCGAATTAACATATTACGGAAAGATAGATGCTTTATCTGCATCAACCGCTACAAATTGGTTGCTTAATTCTTCACCTGATATTTACCTTTATGGAACTTTATTACAGTCTGCTCCTTATTTAGTTGAGGATGAAAGGATAGCTGTATGGGGTGGTATTTATACCAAATTAATAAATGACCTTAACATTGCCGATTCAAACGCAAGAATCGGAGATTCAACTTTAAGAATAAGAGCAACAGCATTACAATAGGAGATAATTATGAGCTTTTCGGATTACTTAGAAAATAAAATTTTAGCGTATACTTTTAGCGGTACAGCTTTTACACCAGCTGCCACAAAGTATTTAGCTTTATATACAGTAGCGCCAAATGATGATGGTTCTGGCGGAACTGAGGTATCAACTTCTGGTACTGGTTATGCAAGACAAACAGTTGCCTTTACAACTACTGCTTCTCAATCATCTAATACAGTTGCTGTCGAGTTTCCAACAGCAACAGCTGGTTATGGAACAGTTGTAGCAGTAGGTGTGCTAGATGCTTCAACAAGCGGTAATTTATATGCAGTAGGAACTTTATCTGTTTCTAAACCAATATCAACTGGTGATGTGTTTAGAGTACCAGCTGGTGATTTAGATATTGATTTAACATAAGGAATTTCAATGCCAACTCGTAACTATAGTCAAGGAGTTTATAATGCTAACGTCTACGGAGAGTGGGCGGAGACAAACGCTTCTGCGACTATAACAGCTTCATCTTCTTTTGGATTTAATGCTGTTAGACAATATGGTTATGGTCAATATGGCATTAATGTTTATGGTGAGTGGGCTATAACTGATAGCGGAACTATCCAATCTACTTCAACATCAATACTAGCCTTATCAGCTGCTATGCCTGTTGATACTTATGGTTCTGGTGAATATGGATATGGAAATTATTCAGCTGGAACATATAGAGATGGAGCTGCTACTGTTGCCGCTGCTTCATCTGTAAGTGCAGTTGGTGGTTATACTGCAAATGTTGGAGCTACTATATCAGCAGTTTCTAGCTCAAGTTTAATAGGACAAGTTATTACTGGAAATATTATACCAGCAGTAGCTTCTTCCTCTTTAACAGCTTCTGGAAATGTTACATTCTCTGGAAATCCATATCCTATTAATGGAGTTTCTTCTGTAGCAGTTTCACCAGTAAGAATAGTGTTTATAGATGTTAATAATATATCCGCAGCTTCATCAACAAACTTTAGTGCAAGATATAAATGGGAAGATGTTCCTATCACTTCTACTAATTGGACAAATGTTTACAAAGTAGCCGCATAATTTAAAATTTAAAGGAGAAAAAAATGGCAGATACAACAACAACAAATTTAGGCATTACTAAGCCAGAAGTCGGAGCAAGTACCGACACATGGGGTACTAAATTAAATCAAGGGCTAGATACTCTTGACGCTTTATTTGCATCAAACGGAACTGGTACTTCTGTTGGTGTTCAGGTAGGTAGTGGAAAAACATTAACTGTAGGTGGTACTTTAACTGCTGCTGGAACTGTTACTCTTGATAGTGCTACAATATCAGCTGCTGGAGCAACTATTTCAAATTTAGGCTCTGTAACAACTGTTGATATTAATGGTGGTACTATAGATGGAGCTGTTATAGGTGGAACATCAGCTAATGCTGTAACATCAACTAACTTAACTTCTACAGGAACAGTTTCTTTCTCTGGAGCTACTGTTTCTAATGGCGGTTCTGTAACAACTGTTGATATTAATGGTGGTACTGTTGACGGAGCTACAGTAGGTGGAAGTGTTCCAGCTCCTGTTACTTCAACAATTCTAAAATCTACAAGTGCTAGAGAAACGAAAACATCAGTTACTCAGTCAACAGGAACATTAACTTTAGATTGCTCTACTGCCAATGTTTTTGAGTTTACTCCTTCTCAAAACATTACAACTTTAACAATCACTAATATTCCAACTAGCGGTAACGCTTACGCTATGGTTCTAAAAGTAGGCGGTTCTGCACACACTATAGCGTGGGGAGCTGCTGTTAAATGGGCTGCCGATACAGCACCAACATTGTCAACTTCAAATTGTGATGTTTTTGTTTTACTTACAGTTGATGGTGGAACAAATTGGTTTGCCTTTACAGCTGGACAAGATTTATACTAGGAGATAAATAAATGAGTACAGGAACTAAAGCTATGATGGCTGCCGCTGGTAGTGGTGGAAGCATATCAAATGTAGTCATACCATGGGTCTCAAACTCTGATGCAAGTGGAAGTGATAAATATTATTTTCATCTAATTAATACTAGCGGTGATATTCAATTTTCTACAGAAATTGGTTATGGAGCTGGTTCTGGTAGCCCTTGGTATTATTTTCCTATTAATTGGGGTGCTAATGGTTCTGTAAATGTTAATATGGTTGGTGATATTATGTGGGTTACAGCTTCATCAAATAATTATTGGTGGGGTATTGATGTACTAACTGGTGATATAACTTTTCATAACAATCCCTTTAGTTGGAGTAATACAAGTCAATATGGTCCAGCTTACGGAATATTTACACCATTTCAAAATGGAACAAGCGGTGGTACTCCTTGGATAGATATTGTTCAGTTGCAGTATATCGGTAG